CAAGTGTATCGGGCACTCCAATGTCTTATGCGGATATAAGACTGACTGTAGACACAGCAGTAGCAGGCGATAGATTCCAAGAGTTTATAGCCGATGCGGTAGCAGGCGCACAACGTAGCGGATATACCACAACATCTGCTGGGTCTTTAAATCCATGACCGTACCTGTAGTAAATGCTGTAATTAACTTTAGTACTGGCCCTAGTTTTGCTCAGGCGTTTATTATTGGGTCAGGCATCTTTGGCACAAACGTATTAGCAGATTCAAGTGCTGCGCCCATAATTGTAGATGTATCTAGCCAAGTTATGTCTGTACAAACCAGGCGAGGCCGTACCGCTTTATCAGATCAATTTCAGACTGGTAGTTTAACTCTGCGCATAGTCGATCAAAATGGCGACTTTAATCCACAGAACCCATCTAGCCCTTACTACACATATTTAAGTCCAATGCGCAAGGTGCAGATTACTGCCACTTATGGAAGCACTACCTATCCGATCTTTCAAGGTTTTATTACAAGCTATGTAACTACATACCCTAAAGATGCAGAAGATGTTGCATATACAACTATTCAAGCTGTAGATGCGTTTAGGTTGGCCAACAACGCCCAGATTAGTACAGTTACTGGTGCATCGGCTGGTGATCTAACTGGCACACGTATTAACCAGATTTTAGATGAGATCGACTGGCCTAACTCTATGCGTGATATAGACCCTGGCTTAACTACAGTGCAGGCAGATCCAGGCACTAACCGCACAGCACTACAGGCTATGACTACAATCGAAAACAGCGAGTACGGCGCATTATATGTAGATGCCAGTGGCTCGTTTGTATTCCAAGATAGATCAGTAACTGTTAGCTCTATCGGTGGAACGCCAACACTCTTTGCGGATGATGGCACAGGTATTGAATACAAAGATGCTAGTTGGGTGTTAAACGATGTATTAGTGTTTAATAAGGCCACAATTACAAGACTTGGTGGCACAGCACAGGTCGCCACAAATCAAGCATCTATAGATAAATATTTCTTGCACTCTTATTTCTTAAATGACCTTATGATGCAGACCGATGCCGTAGCCCTGGACTATGCCTTGGCTTATGTGGCATCTAGAGCTGAGACTAGCATTCGGGTGGATTCCATCACCCTTGATCTATACACGCCTAACTACAACGCAGGCATTTTGGCATCCTTGGAGTTGGATTTCTTTGACCCAATTACAGTATTAACCACCCAGCCAGGCGGATCGACTATAGAAAAGACCCTACAGATTTTTGGAGTGAGCCTAAACATCACCCCAAATAGTTGGAAAACAACCTTTACAACACTAGAACCGATCATAGATGGGTTTATAATAGGCAACGTAGATTACGGTGTCTTAGGACAAAACGTCTTATCTTACTAAGGAGCAAAAATGGCAACTGGATTTCCAGCCGCAACTGGCGATGTATTAACAGCAGGTATGTTTAATGGCTTGACTGCATTTACAGTAGGTACAGCAAACACTACAGATTACACAGCTGTGCTTGCAGACCAATATCAAGTATTGGAAGTTATGAACAAGGCAACAGCTATTGCGTTTAAGATTCCAACGAATGCATCAGTGGCATTTCCAATAGGAACAGCATTAACAGTGTTAAACATAGGTGTTGGTACTTGCACAATTAGCGCAGTAACACCAGGCACTACAACAGTATTGAGTGCAGGTGCCACAGCAGCATCTCCAACTGTTACACAATACAAATCGGCAGTATGCATTAAAACCGGCACTGATAGTTGGTATGTAGTAGGCGGTATTGCTTAATGATTGGCAATATAGTCGCAGGCACATTAAGTGGAGCGGTAGTTGCACCAACTACTTTAGATGTTGATTATTTAGTTGTTGCTGGTGGTGGTGGCGCATCTGGTGGCGGTGGCGGTGCTGGTGGATTAAGAACAGCAACAGCCTATACATTAAACATTGGTTCAAGTTATACAGTAACTATTGGCGGTGGTGGTACTGGTGGAGTAAATACTTCTTCAAGTGGTACAGCTGGTAGTAATTCAGTTTTTGCAACTATTACTTGTGTTGGCGGTGGCTTAGGCGCAGGTGGTGGAAATGGAAACGCTATAAATGGCGGTAATGGTGGATCAGGCGGCGGAGCTTGGGCATATAACAATACTTCTAGTCCTAGCGGCGGTACAGGAACATCTGGTGAAGGTAACGCAGGTGGAGCAGTATCTGGCGGTGTATCTGTAAACGCAGCAGGTGGAGCAGGCGGCGGATCGGGAGCAGCTGGTAATGCATCAATTGGTGGCTTAGACGGTGGAGCACCAAGTTATCAAAACGCAGTTAAAGCAGCAGGCACATCATCATCAATTACTGGATCAAGCGTTACTTATGCACAAGGTGGCCGAGGATATCACTCTGCTGGTGCTTACACACCTGTAGATGGTGGAGCTAATACTGGCACTGCTGGCGATGCACCTCAAAACGGTGGTGGCGGTCAAACAGGTAAAAATGGTGGATCAGGAATTGTTGTAATTAAATATCCCAACACTTCTGCGGATTTAACTTCTATTGGCGGTGGATTAACTTACACTTTTACAAATACTGGTGGAAATAAAATCTACAAGTTCACTGCTGGAACAGGATCGATAACCATATAATGGCACATTACGCTTTTTTAGATGAAAATAATGTAGTAACTGAGGTTATTACAGGTGTTGACGAAACCGAGTTAATTGAAGGCTTAGACACTGAAACTTGGTATGGAAACTTTAGAGGGCAAGTTTGCAAGCGCACATCATATAACGGCAATATACGTAAAAACTATGCAGGAATTGGTTATACCTACGATGTAACTAGAGATGCTTTTATTGCCCCAAAACCTGATGATGCTATTGGATTTAATGAAGAAACTTGCCAATGGATAGTTCCAGAGTCTGAGTTATGAAACCGTGGTTATGTGCAGCAGGGGTAGAGCTTAGAGATGCCGTTACTACCTGGTATCCAGATCGCAGGACTACAGCTGATGGATGGATCGGTGATGCTCGTCATTCCACGAGAAAATCAGATCATAACCCAGACAACACAGGGTGTGTCCGAGCCGTTGATATTGATTCTAGGCTGGATTCATCCGAGGGGCTCTCAGTTTATTTGGCTGACCAAATCAGGCAATGCGCAAAAACCGATAAACGCATATCTTATGTAATCCATAACGGCAAGATAGCAAGCAAGATCTTGGGCTATAGATGGCGAACATACAAGGGCTATAACAAACACACTAAACACATACACATCAGTTTTACAAAGGCCGGCGATTTCGATGGAAAACCATTCGACATCCCATTACTAGGGGGCAAAATATGAACATGAAAAATCCATACATTCTAACTGCTGGTGCATTTCTATCAGCTTGGGCAGCATCCAATTTTGCAGCTGACTACCGCTCTATTCTTTGGGCTGTACTTGCAGGTGTATTTGGGTATGCAACTCCGAAGAAATGAGTCCAGCGGAATGGGCTGGTTTTGGCGCAGGCGTTATCGCCGTGCTATCAGGCGTGCTAATCGGATTACGTTTTCTAGTTAGAGGCTGGCTTAATGAGTTGCGCCCTAACGGTGGCTCATCTATGAAAGATCAATTAACACGATTAGAACAGCGTGTCGATGATCTCTTTGTCTTAATTAGTAAGCGATAATTTTATTATGGCAACTACACGCAAGCGCAAAAAGATTAACAGGCGCAGAGTTCGCAAGACTCCTGATCCTTTATCTAAGCTAGAAGTGTTTTATATCGCCAAGCATGAAATGTATAAAGCTGCACGCAAGGCTGGTTTCAGCGAGTCTGTTGCGCTGTATCTAATGGATAGCCCAGAGTCTATGCCCGATTGGGTCGTAGGCGATGAAGGCATAATCCCTCGTATTCCTACTCCAGATGAGGAAGAAGATTAAGCGCATAGCGTTTGTTAGCGATCTTCAAGTACCATTTTATAACGAAGCAATAGTTAAGTCGGTTGGCCGTTTCCTGGGTAAATGGAAACCACATCGCACTATCTGCATTGGTGATGAGATTGATCTGCCACAGCTAGGTGGCTTTAATGCCAACACCATTGATGAGATGGTAGGCAACATCCACGAGGATCGACAGCTGACCCAAGAGGTATTAAGTTATCTAGGCGTTACAGATGTGGTGGGTAGCAACCACGGCATTAGACTTTATCGATCTATTAAGAAGCGGCTACCAAGTTTTCTTAATTTGCCTGAGATGCAATACGAGCGATTCATGGGCTACGACAAGCTAGGCATCAAGTTTGCACCACAGGGCATCGACTGGGCACCAGGCTGGATTGCAGTCCATGGCGACACTTTTCCCATATCTCAGATACCTGGCCAAACGGCCTTAAATGGGGCTAGAAGGCATGGAAAGAGCGTGGTGTGTGGGCATACCCATAGACTAGGCCAATCGGCCTTTACAGAGGCATCTAGAGGCCAATTTGGGCGTACTGTATGGGGTGTTGAGGTCGGTTGTATGGTAGATTTATCTTCAAGCGGTATGGCCTACACAAGGGGCTATGCCAACTGGCAGACAGGATTTGCGGTTGCCTATGTTAAGGAACGCAAAGTACAGGTTGTTACCATACCTGTTAGTGCCGACGGTTCTTTCATATTTGAGGGCAAACTTTACAGATAATTTGTTATCTAATCGTTATCAAAAAAACGATCTAAATAATCCACAAAGTCGTACACAGGTGGCACACTATTGCCATGCCACAAAGCGTGAGCATAGAAGGGCTACAAATGTACGAGGACTTGAAAGACTTTGGTTATGTTTATTTATGGCTGGTAATGGGTTTATCAGCTCTATGGTGGGTTGGCTATCAGATAAAAGAGTCAGCATTCCAGGCAGGCTATTGGAAAGGCCGACAAGCTGGTTGGGATTCTCACAGAAGAATGACTAACATAAAGAAGAAATCAGACGAGGTGTTTGATTATGACCACAACAACTGAGAAGTTATTAGCTGATGTTGCGAGTACGATCCACGAACGTGGCGCAGTCTACGGCCATCCTTACTATAACCATAAAAGGATCAGTGAGCTCTGGTCGGCATATCTCGACCATCCAATTTCACCAAGTCAAGCTGCATTATGTATGGCGCTCGTCAAGGTTTCTAGGCTTACTGAATCTCCAAATCATGAGGACAGCATCAAAGATGCCATTGCTTACATTTCAATATACAAGACCGTGCTGGAAGCAGAGCTCGACGTCAATTACACCTGGGGGAATGACTAATGGCATTTAACTTACAGGACTATGAAACAGTAGAAAGCCGACTAGAAAAGTTTTGGAAGGATAATGAAAATGGAAGAATATCAACGAAGCTTGAACAGGCCACAGACACTAGATACATTGTTAGTGCTGAATTATTTAAGACACAAACCGATGAAAAGCCGTGGGCGACTGGGCTTGCTAGTGAGAGCATTAGTGATCGCGGTGTTAATTCAACGTCTGCATTGGAGAACGCTGAGACTTCAGCGATCGGCAGAGCACTTGCAAACGCTGGTTATGCAGCTAAGGGCAAGAGAGCAAGCCGAGAAGAAATGAACAAGGTGGTGCGGCTAGAAGCTGTGCCAACATTTTCGGTAGAAAACAAATTAGAAGATCCAACACATTGGAATACACCAGAGTTCAAAGCACCGGTGAAACCAAATCCACCAACTGTGTGCTGCGATAAAGGCCACGTACTACGCACTGGTATTACTAAGGCTACAAACAAACCATATTACGGTTATGTATGTCTTGGCCAAGTTAAAGAGCACGCAGTCTGGGCTAAACAAGATGCACAAGGC